CTGGTTGGGGTTGCCATGCGATTAGCCTAGAACGTTTGTATTCAAAATACCGTTATTTGCATCGTTCAAAATTAGTTCATAAACGATTGTGGTTGGGCTGGTAAACACCCGGGTGGTGTGCCCGGTATCCATTACTAGCCGGTGTTCGATGCCTTCAATGGCCAATTCTTCACCCCGTAATGTTGGGGTGCCGCCAATTACAATGTCTTTTTCAATTAGCACGGTGTCGCCGATATCTAAAATGGCTACGGTGTCGCGCTGCCCGGTTGTAAGTGACCCAAAAAACGTTTGTGCGGCTGTAAACCGGGGTTCAGGTTCAGGGTTTAACAGGTAGTCGGCTAGGTCTTGGGCTGCCGTGTTTGACTCAAGCAAACTATTAGTGACAAACAACGATTTAACAAAATAGGTTGCCTGGCTGCTTGGGTCTGATGCGCTACCCACATGACTGCCCCGGGTGGAAACTTCAACCAGGTTAATAATTTCGTCAGCCTTAAAATCAATTTTTAAATCGTTATACGGGATTTCGGTGCCCTGGTCGCTAAATGTGGCTACCGGCCCGGACAGCGTGTTGCCTATGCGGTTTTGGCTAACTAGCACACCGTCACGATCAACAAATATTCGGCCCCGTTCAGCCGTAGCGGTGATTTGATTAAAATACGCCAGCACGTTGGTGCCCTGATCTATGGCGTACTGAGTACTACCACCCAGTTCTACGGTGCCTGCAGCAATGTCACGGGCCGCGCCGGTCGGGTAATCAACTTCAGGCAAATCTAAAACAAAATCAATGCGGTCACCTGTAAATTCTTTCGTCGGGTTTTGCGCTTCGATTCCAGTTGACGCAAGCCGATACAGGTTGTCGGCACACAACACGTTTACCGTGTCCAAGCCACCCAATCTAAATTGGTATTCGTAGTCAACAATAAAACCGCTGAAAATAGTTTCTGGGTTGTTGCTGTTGTCGTATCGGATTAGTTCTACAGCGCGGCCCGGGGCCAACCCGGGGGTGCCTTGTGCCTGGTCATAATACGGGTTTGTTGGGTCATCATCGAACGGGTTAAACACACCATCGGCCAGCGTGTCGTTCAATACAAACGTCATGGTGCCTGCCGTAAATTGATCGTCGGGGTCTTGACGGCCTCGGCGCACATTAAGTGTGGTGGTGCCGTCAGCGACACTGGCAAACGACGTTGACCCGTCTAAAACGTAATCTGGGCTATTCAAAAGACCTTTAACCGGGTCATCAAGCGTAAACCCGTCAATCAAAAACCCTACGTCAACCAACAGGTCATAGGTACCTGCGTTAGGGATAGTTACGGCAGCCATCAGCCCACAGCAATATTGGCCGGGCCATGCACCGTGTTAAACGATCTAATGGCGTTTACTACCGCTTCGCCAATTTCGGGGCCAGTAGCAAGGCCGCCCGTCACGTTGACGGTTATGCCGCGGTCGGCTGCCGCATTGGGGTCAGCCATGAAATAATCGGGCAAGATTGTTGCAATCGCCGGTGATGACACTACCGGGGCAGGCAACGGAACACCAATGCGGCCACCACCCCCACCACCACCACCGCCACCAGGTGGTGGAATAATTACGCTTGCCCCCGGGATTGGTGCAGGTGGCCCCAACACCGGGCCTAATTCGCCTGGCATCGGCCCAATAAAACCCGGTTGACGGCCAAACGTGCGGTTAGGCATAGAAACATAGCCGGGTTCAGGTATGCGCGGGATGTCCTCAAATGGGTTAATTGCGTTCATTGCGTCAATTACCGGATTAAGTATTTGTGCAATACCCCGCGCAATCAGTGTTGCCGTGTTAATCAGGGTTACGCCAACAACATCAAACGCCACGACAATGCCCCGGCTAACACTGTCAGTGTTTTGTTGCAGCCGTTGCAGCATTTGAACAACACCGTAAATTGCGGCAACCATTAAACCTATTTTGCCCATTGCCGCTACTTGGCTTGCGGTAAAAGCTTTATTAGCGAGAGTGGCCAAATTAGTTAATGTGGTGTAGGTTTTCATGCCCAAATTAATGACCACTATTGCGCCTGATAGCACGCTGATTGCAATGGCTAGTTTGCGTACTGCACCGTCATTTTCTTGAATAAATTTTGAAAGCGCAGTTAATTTCAACGCAAAATCGTCCACCACTGGCAGCATCATTTCACCAAACGTGTCAGCAACACCAGAAATTGCAAACCGCATTTTGTCAAACGCTGAAGCCGACGCTTCGGCTGTGCCACCAACCTGTTTTTCAATAGCGCCCAAAATCATGTTTTGCGCTTCCAATAAATTGCCTGACTCAACCAAAGCTTTAATTTTTTGTTGTTCTGCTTCGGTAAACGTCACACCCGATTTAGTTAGCGCGGTCAAACCTTTAATTGGGTCTTGCAACGCTTTACCTAACTGGATGGCGTTTGATTCAGCCGTGCCAAATCCGGCTGCAGCCAAATCAAGTGCAGCAATTGTGGCCCGGTCAAAAGCACCGCCGGCAACATTGACCGATTTTGTTAGTTCGCCGAACGTTGCCAGTTTGGTTTGTGTGGCTTTAATAACGTCAGCGTCAACCGCAATTGTTTTTTCAAGTGATTCCGCGTATGCGGCTACCCGGTCAGTGGCCTGTTTGAAACCCATTTGATCTAGGACGTTGGCTAAACGTTGGTTGGCTTGCCTGGCTTCCTCCGCGCCTTTAGCGGCTTTGACCATGAACGCGCCAAACCCGGCTAGGGCAGCGGTTGCGGGTATAAACGCTTTTTGTAAAACAAAGCCAGCCTTTTGACTGGTTGTTTCCAGTTTTTTAAATTCTCGGGCGGCTTTCTCTATTGCGCGGCCATCAAACTCACTAATAATTGGGATGCGAATGGACATTAGAGCACCGTTATCCGTAGTTGTATTTCGTTGGCGGCCTTATTAACTATTTCAATCATGGCACTTTGCACTTCGTCTTGCGCTGATTCGGCTGCAGGCCACATAACGCGGGACGGTTTGCCGTGATAAAAGCCCATTGCGGCTATGAAATCTCGGCTTCGGCCCTCTTGCCCCGGGTTTTTGCCTGCCATGTCCAAAATGGCTGCAGCCGGGTTTTTTTGAATAACAGTCAATACCGATGTGGCACGTTTGCCGGTGTCAATTTTGAACACGACACCTTTTTGTGCCTCGGCTTGGCTGTATGGGAATAGTTTGCGGCCCCGTTGTGACCAAGTGCGAAACATGCCGGACAAATAACGGTCACGGTAACTGCCTTTGGCTTTGTCAATAATTGGCCGCGCCACCTCTTTAGCGTCACGATTAAACGTTTTGCGTAATTCAGGGTCAAGGTACCGCAATTCACGCAACGTGTCTTTTACGCCTATGACCTGAACGTTTTTCATTTATGCCGTCGTTTCTGTTGATCTTCCAGCACTTTAGCCACCGTTAAAAGATCAGCCAGGTCAAATTCGATTTCTGGGGGCCACCACCCTGTTGCCACTAAAACAATGGCTAGTTCTCGTCTGAGATAGCCCCGCCCGTAGGGTTTTCGGGTGTCTCCGAAACCACCTCTACACCGTCTAACCGTTTGATGTAATCATCAAAAACGGCGGGCACGGTTACACCATGTTGTTTTGATGCTTCGTACGCCAAAAACGCCAAATCCTCTGAACCGACACCGTGCGCCAGGTCAGAGGCTTTGCGCTTAAAACGTCTTTCCCACGCAACAATGGTGCCCAAATTTGTGATTACTTCGTGGCTGCCGTTGCTGTCGGTTATACGCAATCGTATTTTCATTAGTCCTGCTTTCGTGTCGGGCCGATTGTAGGCCAATGGTTACGGGGTTACGTCTTGCGAAAATGTGCCGCCTACAAACGTGACATCAATGGTGGACAATTCGCCTAACGTCATATTGGCAACCGGCAAAGCCTGCAAAAACGTGTTACTCAAAACCATGATTGGGTTGGTTGCTGATTCTTGGCCTGTGCCTGGCTTAATCTTGACCGTTGTTTGCGTCCCGACAAGTGCCAAAAGCGTCGCGTATGTCTCCGCGGTCGCATATGAATTGAAAAGCGTGAGCGTACATTCGTTCGTTTCCAAACCTTTTACGTAGGTGCGCGCAAGGCTGCCAAACGTGGTTTCTTCCAACTGGTCATAGGTGACCGTCATGGTGGCGGCATTGCATTGGTCGGTCAAATTAACTCCGCCAACCTCAACCAAGCCAGGGTTTGAAAGATAGGTGCTAGTGGCCATTTGGGGTTACTCCTTTGTGTTGCGTTTTACTTTAGGTGTTTTGGGTTTCGTTGGTGTGGATTCTTCCACCCGGGCTATAAATCCGCCAGCGATTAGCCCGGCAATGTTGATGCCGCGTGCCTGGGCTGCGTCAATGTCGTACGGCTGCCCTGGGACACCTACGCGGGGGGATACAACAACGTATTTCATGCCGTTTGTGCCTGCATTTTTACAGTCAATTCGTAGGCCGGGGCGATGGTGCTGCCAATGTCCATCGTGACCGGGCGGCCATCGGTGACAGCCACGTTTTTACCCAGCACCAACGAAACGGTGTTCAAAATAGTGCGTAGCGCGTCCTCATTGGCCGGGCCGACACCAACAATGGTGACGGGAAACGTTAAATCCACGATGTTGTTATTCCAAGCGGTAAATGATGGTGCCTGGATTAATACGCAGTTGGGTTGCAGGTTGCGCGGGTCGGTGATGACACGCAAACCAGACACAGTTTTTAAAAACGTTGAAAGGTTGTTTAACGCTGTGTTGAACAGATCGGTAAAGCTTTGAACGGCCATTAGGCCACCGCCGGGCGGTCAATCCCCAATAACTGTTTAATGATTGGGGACATGCCGACCACTGATGCTGTTGACATGGCATCAAATGACGCGAATTGGTCAATGCTGCCGCGCTGCCTGTAAAGAGCGCCGCCATACATAATCGTGCCTAGTTTCGCATCCTGGCTGGGCACTGTTGTCAGGCTGTCCACGTAGCCAGCCTCGGCACGCCTGCGATAACAAAACTGGTTAGCGGCAGCCGCACAAATCGTCAAAAACGTTACGTCAGCGGTTACTGCCTGGGCCACATACAACCAATCTGCAATATCTTGGGCGGTAATCCAAGTGCACACCGGGCTACTAGACAAAGTGCCGGTAGCGGCTTGGCGTTCAACATCGTCAGCGGTTTTGGCATACAACACCTGGTTAGCAATAGGTTCCTGGGTGTCGTACAGCAAATCACCCTCCGTGTCCACCCCAATAAACCTGTATTGGGGTAGAGCACGGACAGTGAATGTGCCGTTAAACGTTGCGTCAACGCCGGCAACGGTAATGGATTGCCCTAATTCCAATTCTGCGGCAGTCAATAACTGCACTACCGCAAAATTGTCTAGCAAATATTTGTTTGTGACCGTGTAAGTGGCCATAACGGTGGCCCCTTTACGGCTTAGGCGTAGGTGATTTTTTGGGCGAACGTTGCCTTAGCCAGGAAGAATG